CGCCGCGCGCGTGGTCACCTCCGAGAACGCCATGCAGCTGGCGAAGAACACCATGCTGGTGATGGCCGGCACGCTCGGCCGCACCCTGCTGCCTGACATCAAGGCCGCGTCCGAGGCTGTGGGCCGCGTGGTGGGCGGCTTCATCGCCTGGACGCGCGAGAACCCGCAGCTGGCGCGCGCGCTCACCGTAAGCGCAGTGGCAGGCGCTGCGCTGGTGACGGCGCTGGGCGCGCTGCTGACCGTAGGCGGCCTGGCATCGATGGCGCTGGGCCAGATCAGCGGCGCGGTGGCCCTGCTGTCCGGTGGCGGTGGTGTCGGTGCCCTGATCGCACGCTTCGGCACGCTGGCCACCCAGGTGCTGCCCACCCTGCTCAACATCGGACGCGCCCTGATGGTGGTGCTGGGTGGCATCAGCTGGCCGGTGCTGGCCATCGCCGCGGCTGTTGCGGTGGTGGCTGCGGTGGTGTGGAAGTACTGGGGGCCGATCAAGGCCTTCATGATCGGCGTCTGGCAGGGCCTGCAGGACTCCTTCGCGCCTGTGCTGGCCGAGCTACGCACCGCGCTGGCTCCGCTGGCACCGCTGTGGGATCAGCTCTCCTCGGCCATCGGCAAGTTGTGGGACTGGGTTAAACAGCTGTTCGCCCCGTTTGAGGCCACCACGGAGCAGCTGGAAGGTGCCACCAGCGCCGGTCGCACGTTCGGCCAGTTCCTGGGCGTGGCCCTCACCGTGCAGCTGCGCATGGCCGTCAAGGCCATCGGCTGGCTGGTCACCGCTGCCACCACCATGCAGGAGGTCGTCATGCGCGTGGTAGGTGGGCTGGGGCAGTACCTTGGAGGTGCCTGGTCGGTGATCGTGGGTCTGTTCACCGGCAACGGTCAGCGCATCACCCAAGGCCTGCAGAGCATGTGGACCGGCATCAACACGCTGCTGGCCAGCTGGCCGGCGAAGATGATGCAGGCCGGCATGGACATGGTGATGGGCCTGGTCAACGGCATCCGGTCGAAGATCTCCGCCGCGACCTCGGCCGTGTCCGGGGTGGGCCGGGGGGTGATCGATCAGTTCAAGGGCATTCTCGGGATCCACAGCCCCTCCCGCGTGTTCGCCGAGCTGGGCGGCTTCACCATGCAGGGCTTGGCCAACGGCCTGCAGGCCGGCCAGAACGGCCCGCTCTCTGCCCTGCAGGGCATCACCCGCCGCATCCAACAGGTGGGCGCTGGCGCGGCGCTGGCGGCGCTTGCCGGGCCGGTGGGGGCGGTGGACAGCCGCCCGCCCGTGTCGGCCAGCCAGGGCGCGTCTGCGGCCCCCATCGGCAAGATCGAGATCCACATCCATACGCAGGCCGGCCAGGACGCAGCGGACATCGCCCGGGCCGTCCGCGCCGAGTTTGAAGCCCTGCAGCGACAGCAACAGGCCCGCGCGCGTTCCGCGCTGGGCGATAGGGAGTAACCGCCGATGATGATGTGCCTTGGAACCTTCGTTTTCTCCCTGCGTGACGGCGCCTACGAGCAGCTGGTACGCAACCTGTCCTGGCGTCATGCCCGCACCGAGCGCGTGGGCGCTCGGGCGGCGTCGCAGTTCGTAGGCGTGGGTGAGGACACCGTCGAACTGAGCGGCCTGATCGCCCCGCCGCTGACCGGCGAGTTTTCCTCGCTGGTCACCCTGCAGGAGATGGCCGACACGGGCCAGCCTTGGGCGCTGGTGGGTGGCGACGGCACCCTGCTGGGGGCATACACCATCGCCAGCCTCAAGCAGACGCACAGCGTCTTCTTCCCCGATGGCACACCGCGCAAGGTCGAGTTCCAGCTCAGCCTGGAGCGCGTGCCGGATGAGGCTATGGCCGAGGACCAGGCATGAGCAGCCGCACCGGCTACCCGGTTCCCGCCTGGCGCGTCACCTTGGACGGCAAGGATCTGACCGACCGCATCGCGCCCCGCCTGATCGAGCTGACCCTCAAGGAATGCCGCAGCGGCGAGGCGGACCAGCTGGATCTGCGGATCCACGACCATGACGGCCGCATGGCGCTGCCGCGCAAGGGCGTCACGCTCACCGTGGCGCTGGGCTGGCGCGACGCCGGCCTGATCGACAAGGGCACCTTCGTGGTCGATGAGGTCGAGCACAGCGGCCCCCCCGACGTCATCACGATCCGCGCCCGCAGCGCCGAGCTGACCAAGACGATGCGCACGCGGCGGGATCGCAGCTGGCACGACACCACGGTCGGTGCGGTGATCGGCGCCATTGCCGGCGAGCACAGCCTGCGCGCGCGCGTGGCGCCCGATCTGGCCGGCCTGGCACTGGACCACTTGGACCAATCCAACGAGAGCGACGTGGCGCTGCTGACGCGGCTGGGCAAGCGCTTCGACGCGGTGGCCACGGTCAAGGCCGGCAACCTGGTGTTTTCCCCCATCGACAGCGGCACCACGCCCGCCGGCATCGAGCTGCCCCGTGCCTCGATCACCCGTGCCGATGGCGACAGCCACCGTTTCAGCGAGGCCGAGCGGGACACCTACAGCGGTGTGCGCGCGTACTGGAACGACAAGAAGGGCGCCCGCCGCAAGGCAGTGCTGGTGGGCACGTCGACCAACGCCAAGAACCTGCGCGAGACCTACGACAGCGAGAAGACGGCGCGGGAGCATGCCGACGCCGAATGGAAGCGCGTGCAGCGCGGTGCGGCCAAGATGGACTACTCGCTCGCCCTGGGGCGAGCGGATCTGTACCCGGAGCAGCGGATCGACGTGTCCGGGTTTAAGGCCGAGATCGACGGGCGCACCTGGTTGATCGCCGAGACGACCCACAGCATCACCGGTAGCAGCGGGTTCACGACCGCGCTGGTGCTGGAGACAAGCCTGCCCCGCCCGCCGACCGAGGCGCCAGAAGCTGAACTGGACAGTTGACACCGCCCATTCAGCCATCTGTGACAGGGGTTTCACAGCCCAGGATCCTTTCGCGCCTAAGCTCCAGATGAACCCGGAAACCCCCTACAACGCACAGTTCCACACTAAAACCCCCACATGTTCCCCAAAATGCCGCATCCTATAGCCCTCCTAAAAGCTGTCACCAAACTGCGCTCTCGTTCGTAGGAGCTGCCCATGCCTCTCTACTCGCCCGCCTCCATTGCCAACTATTTCTTGGATCGCGCCTCGCAAGAGGGACGCGCCCTTACGCCTATGCAGCTGCTCAAGCTGGTGTACATGGCTCATGGCTGGTATTTGGGGTACACCGGCCAAGGGTTGATCAACGAGCAGGTGCAGGCATGGCGGCATGGTCCCGTGATCAAGTCGCTGTACGACAAGATCAAGCACTTTGGCGGCGGCTCGGTAACCGGACTGGTTGCGGACAACCCCTTCGGCTCTCTGCCCGCTCCGGTGGGTCCCGAAGCCATCCCCCTTCTGGATGGGGTTTGGAGAAACTACTCGCGGTTCAGCGGCATTGAGCTTTCCGAACTCACCCACCAGCGCGGTACGCCGTGGTGGACGGCATGGTATGACCAGGGTGGTCAGTCGAAGTACTTCGCACCGATCAGCGATGAGCTGATCAGATCGCATTACGTGGCCAAAATTCAGGGATAGTACGGAAGGAACATCGATGACGGAGCCACAGGGGGGTCCGGGTGATTTTAAGGCGATGGATTCGGCTGCAAAAAAAGCAGAGCACGAGTTCAAAGCCAACCCGGTGACGGTGGAAGTCGGGCATGGCTCGCTTATCCAGAGCGCGGCCGATGCACATGCGGAACAGGTGCGGCTAACGCATGCTGCAAACCGGCGCATGAGATCCATCGCGTTCATGGGAATTGGCGTGTTCGTATCGCTTTTCTTACTGGCGCTGCTCGCCGCACTGTGCCGACTCTTGAGCTTGGACTCGCTCACCGTCGTGCTGGGACTGAGCAGCAATTACCAGTGGCACTCGCTCGTATTCGTGAGCGTGCTGGTAGCAGTGTTTGCAGCAATTCCCCTTTCGCTTGCTATGGCGCTCGTGAAGATGATCAGCGAGAAGGACGGGAATAGCGACGGTGGCGACTTGAAGACTCCCAGCACTGAGTTGGGCAAAGTCATCCTTGATCTTCTCAAGTCGGTTATCAGCGCAGCCAAGAACTGATGTTTGGCGCCCAAGCTTGTTCCGGCCACACGCCTGCTGCGTGTGGCCACACCTAACGCATCACTCCTACCTAGGCAAAGGCGCCACATAACCAGGGTCGCGGACAAATTTCTGCTGGTCGCTCAGCGGTGTCTCAGCAGCGACACCGCGCGCACCGCCCCAGCCGCCCTCTGACCGAGCCACCGCGCAGAAGATCTGATCACGTCCGGTGTCACGTACCGGGCGCTGGCTCCACCGGCCAGGAACAGCAGTGCATGCAGCGCGTGCGTGCTGGGGGTGGACCCTCCTGTCGGCAGCGCCAGCCAGGCCTGCCAGATGGCGATGGTCAGCAGCGCAGTGGCCAGCGGCGCACTGCCCGCGCGCCGCCGCTCGTCGTCTTTAGCCTGCTGCCGATCCGCCGCGATGGGGCACGTCATCTCGACGTGCCCCGTGAACACCTGCCCGATGGTTGCCCCTTCGAACACCGTGGTACTGCCGCACCGGCAACCTGCCGGCATGCCTTCATCCGTACTGCCACAACGCATAGTCCTTCACACTCCAATCGCGCAGTCATGCGCCCCCTGTTGGAGGGAAGTAAACCGGGTCCGGCTCGGAAAAAAAGTTAGCGGTTGGTCTTCTTGCCTGAGCCGCTGCCCTTCACGACCAGCTTCTGATTGCGCAGATCCACATCGCCACTGAACTGCTGGCCGATGCTGGTGTCGTTGAACTGCGTGCGCGGGGCTGCGCCCAGGGTGCTGGCGTGGGACACACCGCCGGTCAATGCCGTCATCGCGGCGGCGCGAGCGGGCGCCGGGGCAGCGCGCCAGGCGTCGAGCAGCTCGGCATCAGCGGCGGCGAGGCGTTCGTGCTTTCCGACCAATACATATGCAACATCTATGCCCAAATCGTGGGCCAGTGCCAGATAGGCGGCGCTCGCGCCGACCTCATCCTTCTCGTAGTGGATCTGCGTGCGCTTGGTGACGCCACAGGCCACACCCATGGCCTCCTGACTCAGGCGCAGTCGATTCCTTTCTTCCTTCAGCCGGTCGCCCACACTCACGCTCAAATCTCCTTGACAGGTGAAGTATCTTTCACCAACATTGGTGAAAGAAGTTTCACTAATACAGCATTCAGCTTTTACACAGGGGAAACGGAATGGCGGCACAACGGACTGGTGTAAAGAAGCTGCGCACACCGGAAGAAGCCCGGCAGTTCCTTCGCGACAACGGCATCACCGTCGTTGAGTTCGCAAGGCAGAACGGCCTGGACCGCCATGCGGTCAACGATGCACTTCGCGGCGTCGGCAAGGGCAACTTCGGCAAGTCTCACCAGGCGGCCATTGCACTCGGCATCAAGCGCGATCCGGATTCTTGCACAAAACCCGCCAATTCCCGACAGAAACCCACAGCGGGTGCCAAGTCGGGCAAAGCCGGTGCCGCCAAGTCGGGGAGCAAGAAACGGTAATGAGCGCTTCGACCAGCAGCCGCGCAACGTTCTCCTGTGAAGCCTGCGATACGCCGTTGCTCAAACGCACCAGCCGTCTGCAGCACCGCCATCTGCGTTCGGATGTGTGGGTGTGTCAGAACCCGCTGTGCGGCGCGACCTACGCCGGCAATTCCGAACTGACCAGCATCGCCAGCCCGAGCGGCATGCCCGACGCGCCGGCATCTGAGTTGCCGCCGACGCCTGGCTACACCAGGGCGCTGCTGCAGATGCAGTGGAAGCTGGAACATGGATCCCGGCAGCTGGACATGCTCGATGCAATCGAGTTTGTCGAAGCCTCCCGGATCGATGCCGGCGGCGAGGCGCGACCGCACCAGGCGGCTGCGCCCTAACGCGTCACCCCACCCTTTCCCACCTGCTGGGCTGTCGGCTATGCCGACGGCGATGGACTGCTGCGCATGAACGTTCTGGCACCTTAAATGTTTTCCCACACTTTCCCTCATTTCCCCTTGACTTCCATCCGGGGGGAGAGCACAGTTCGCCGCAAGGAGCCTAAGAACTCTGAGGATACAGCGGCATCCGCGCCCGACAGCATCGCGGTTTTTTTGCGCCTGCAATTCGTGCGCGCCGACGCTTTCTGCGTCGGGAGGGCGGCAGCCATACAACACCCGCAAGGGAAAAACTGCCCGCCGGTCTGTATCCCGGTTCTTAGCCTCCCGACATCCTCGGTGCGACGCCTAAGAACGTCTCGCCGAGGCCAATCCTCGGATACAGGAGACGTCTCCATGGCGCATGACGCCCCTTCCACGCCCGGCCCCAGCTCCGCGCGTCAGATCTCGCTCGTTTTCGGCTTCATCGCCGACACCCTTGAATGGCCCCACGCCGACTACCAGGCGCTGATTGTGCGTCTGGAAGCCACCGGCAAGCCGGCGCTGTCCATCACCCTCGATGACGTCCTGTCGGCCTACACGGCCCAGCAGAAGGCGCGCAGCGGCAATGCCGCCGACCAGAGGGGGAGGCACTGATGGCCGCTACGCCCCCGCCCCTGCCGGTCGCGCTTCGACCTGTGATCGAACTGGCAACGCCGGTTCCGGGCATCGCCCTGCGCTGCTCCTTCGACCAGAAGCACATGCTGTACGTCGCGCTGGTACACCTCGCCAGCAATGCAGCGCTGACCGTATCAGCGCACACCAGCAGCACCATCCGCGTTGCGGCGACTCACAGCCTGCAGTGCGGCTCGATGGTGTACCTGCTGGCTGCCGGCGAAGCCGAGCGATTCCTCACCTGGCTCCGCAACGGCGGCAGCACCCCGAACGGAGTGAACTGATGGACAAGGACAATCGCGGCCCGCTGCCGCCTCCCGCCCGCAACCCGGCCCCGCCGCTGCCGCCGGGCCTGACTGCCAAGGGCGAGTACAGCCAGGTCGTCACCGGCGACGACTACGACCGCCTCTGGCGCATCGCCTACGCGGTGGAACTGCTGGCGGCGCTGCCGGCGGAAGCGGCCAAGGTGCTGGGCATCACGGCTGACCACACCCATGCCG